TTAATTTGTACTTTTTCTTGACATAGGACCAATCTCCGCTTTTGAAATTTTTTCGTAAAACTTCGCTGGACTACCTGGCGCCAATTTATTGATAGCAGCGCAAACCTGCCGCAGATTGTAATTGATGTGACTACCCTTTGGATGATTCTCCTGCAGGTATTTCAAACAGCTTTTCATGGATTTTTTTACGCCGACAAATCGCAAACCCATGTAAAATGCCGCAATAATGCAGCCATGCCGGCGAATAAAGCTGCTGTCCGTGAAATCATACTGGGACGGCAGTGGCACGACCCGACCGTCCGTAAATTTGATCTTACACGGATATTTTTTCTTTCGCTTTGCATTTTGGGTTGGTTTGATTTCAAATAATTTTTTCATATATACCTCCATAAAAAAAAGAACCACTAGGTTCTTAGAAGGCCCTGTCTTTATTTGAATAGCAATTTAAAGAAGCATTATACACAAGGCGGATTAATTGGAACAAGTAACGTAAATAATTATTTCCGATCTGCTCATGTAACATTTGAAACACCATATAAAACAGGTACAAAACCAAATGTTGTTGCGACAGTACGAAATTACGGCAATACGGTCATTGACGCTCGCTTAACTACTCTTTATAAAAATGAATCTGCTACCAGTGTAGATTTATTTGTTGCCGATCCGCAAGGCGAAATAGGCGGCCTGGGTTATGAAATATCATGGATGGCAGTAGGCGAAATAGATTAGGCTAATCGTCTCCGCTCATGTTTACTGGTAATATAGCATTAATTTTTTAGAAATAATGCCGTACAACTTACATCCCCCGTCAATGTGCCGGCAAATGTATTTCGCACAACAACATATATGTGGTCGCCATACCGCTGAAAACTACATAAAAATTGGTCACCATAATCGCTATCTTTTGATATGACACCTATATATGTGTACCCGGTTGGAATATTCAAACGTCCCATATCAACATTCCCTTCACCCTTCGAGGGCAGGTTTACATATCCTGCGAATGATTGGGTTTTTATTAAGTTGTCTAAATTGCTATTCAATTCATCAACGGTATTTTTCAGAGATATTACCGTCAGTATAGTCCGGGCAATTTTTCCCAGTATAGAGGACAATTTTTCCCCACTGACCAATGCTGTATCCTCATTTACAGCCGTAAAAGTGGGAGTTTGGTCATTGGTCGCAACATTTGGCACATTCCCCAGGCCAACTTGCGACTTTGTCACAGAGTGAGGATTGCTTTTATTGGAGATATGGTCATATGCTGCTTTTCCACGATCACCGCGGTACGCCGTAGTTGATGTTTCTCCTAATGCAAGGCTTTGTGATATTTCTACATAGGTGCTTCCCGACCACCGATATGTCTTATTGGTGGACAATTCTACATAAATTTTTCCTGCTTCTCCAGTTATTTGAGTGGTATGCGATGATTCTTTATAAAATTTTCCACCACTTAAATAGCCTTCGATCGTATCATCAACATAAGAAGGTAACTGCGCAGATGGCACTTTCCCTGTGGCATCCAGTTCAGCAACGCCGCTTGCTGCTCCTTTTTTAGCTGCGTCAAGCGGAGTATATCCCAATGCATCAGTTACATTGTCAGAAGTCATTTCCCCACGAATTGTGGCGCTGCTTTTATTCTCTACATTTGCCAAGCCAATCTGCGACTTTGTGACCCCGTGAGGATTATTCTTATTTGTTGTATGTGTGTTAAATAAACTTTTTACATTGGCCCAAAAACGCACCATAAATTCCCTGCCTGTGTGCATTATCCTTTCCCTCCTTAAATACAAATTTCATCTGCATCATCAGCCGTCATCTCATAAGAGTTGTATATATCTACCGTCAGATATGCCGATGAATCAGTATCTATCTCTATCTGGTTATCATTGCTCAGTGCAAATGACAGATAAAATGTCGCAGCATATCTCGGTTTTTCGGCTTCTGATGGAATTGGCATCGGAGTCTCCTCCTGCAGGATGGCAAATAAAATATCCTTCTCGTCACCCTGCGCTTTTGCATAGACACCGACCTGCTGCAGATCATACCCACTGGATAACCCTACTGTGGTAAGCTGTACCATCAACACAGTAAATTGATTATTGGCCTGCTTATTTACAATTGATAATGTCTGCTTCACTTCCTGCAGATCTGTCTGGGATCTCAGGTCCGTCACAGGCACTGCCCCACTCCCAGCTTTTACACCTGTTATCTGTAAAGTTTCACCGACCAATAACCGGTTCTGCAAAGCAATGCCCGCGTCTGTTATGACCGCATATGTATTAGCCATTATGACTCCTCCTTTAACTGAATGTGACCGGTATCATAGCGTGGATGGACTCCACGATACGATATTTGCTTTCAAATTGTTCCTCTATCACATCGGACGTATTAATTTCATAAATCACATGCGCCGGTTTTAACCTCTCAATAATCTCTCGCATACCAGTCAGATCATCCACATAACCTATTACATCAATGATAATCTTATTGCTTCCTGTCACCTCTGTTATCATCACTTCTTTTTCGACCGTATCTGATAATATATTTTCCAATTTTGCCGGATTGATCGGAGCCATCATCTGCATTTTTGCCTTGATATTGGCCCGGCGTTCTTCTATCATCAATGTATCATCAGGGATGATTCCGTATTCTTTTTCCCAATATGGAAGAAGCTTCTCCGATGTCTCCGGAAATATTTCATCGAATAGCCCCATAATGATTGTATTGATATCATCAATAACAATTCCTATAACCTGAAATAGCCATAATCCCACATAGGATTCACCATATACATCAGACACATAATCGATAATCCTCTGAGCAGCCTCACTTTTCAGAATTTTATCCATCAAATCTGTAATATACCACATATTGATTATGCCCCCTCTGTAACAGTCAATGTGCCAAGTACCGGTATCATCCCGTCTGGTACTGTCAGATTGCCACTGCCTGTCGCCTGAGATGATGATAACTGAACTGCTGCATAGTCATAAATACCTGCTATATCAGACAACACGCCATACACACCAGAAAGACGCACTATGCCTTCTTCAATACAAGATGAAAAATATTCTTCCACTCCTGCTTTTATGGCTTCCTGCGCTTGTTCCTTCGTGATTCCATCCAGATATACAGTAAGAGATACATTGATTACAGCACTTTGCGATTCCTGTATGATCAGCTTTGCCCCTATGGGGGCCAGTCTTTCTTCCGGGTTATCTGGTGCCATGATGTAGTCATAAACAGCGCCCCGTAATTCTTCATCAGCCGGCTGTCCATCCTGATCAGTCAGTATCAACGTTACTGTAGCGCTTTCATCTTCCGCCGATATGACCGTCACTGATCCGACTCCTGCTACTGACATTGCCCACCTCTTATAATCAGATATATTGCCAACAAAAGATATATCCTGCGACTGATAGTAATTAACAATCCTTTCCCGGTAATCATCGTCGTCTTCTTCATCAAGGCCGCCGGTCATTCTTTCCGGGTTTGTTACGGATGTGATCTCATCCAGTATATTCCCTGTTTCATCGCCGATCTGCAGCACTACGGTATTCGGAAGTACGTTTCCTTCGGCCCCTCCTTCTTCCGCTTCCACAGGCACGCTGGCAGTCCCCGAGCTGTCCACAGTGATTTCTTCTGTGCTTACGAAACTCACTGTATTACCATCTTCATCCGCCTCGGTACTGAAAATATATCCCAAGGGAATGACTGTTCCCGCCGCTGCAGTCACGGTTACAAATCCGGTTGCATTCACAGATTCCCGACGGGTGATTCCGCGGGAGCTGCCATGCAAATCGAGCAGGTATGATTCCTCACAAGTAGATGGAAAAAGGCTCTTCAATATCTCGACAAGAACATATTCCCGGAGTTCCGATATCTCAATCGCCGTTGGGCGGGTGAAATCCCATGGAAAACCACCCTCTGACTTATCAATATCTTCTGGAAGATTATCCAGCATCTTCTTGTGAATCTCGTCCTCACTGGAATTTTCCAAAAAAGCCGGTATAGTAAATTCTTCCGCTTCCAATGCCATTTACATCACCTCCTCATAGCTGGCTGTGATTTCTGCAGTGCCATAAATGCCTGTGACCGGCACTGTCACTTCCAATCTATCTGCATGCCAGACAAATTCTACTTTGCCAACAAATTGTGTCCGCTCGGCGGAATCATTCATCAACGCCTCTTTTATTTGACGATTCAATATGTTTTCTACCTCTGCCCGGCTTTCTGCCTGCAGCAGCCTGTCAAAATCCACGCCAAAATTATCCTCATAGGCTTCGTATGCTCCGCTCTGCGTACGGATTGCCTTATGACACCACTGTTCCCACGCCTCGATTCCGGTCGCCTCTTTCAGGCGGCCATCTTTTTGGCGTACAAAATCCCCAGATTCGTAGTCAAAATACATACTCGGTAAATATGCTTCTACGCCCTGGGGATTGTTATCTTCCTCGTATTCAATTTCATTCTCATCGGTATATGCTGTATCTTCTTCCAGCAAATTTTCCGGAAATAATGTATCAGGCATCCTCATCACCACCTTCATTTTTTAGCGGTCCAATGGCAATCATATCCGGTTCATCTTCGCCATCTGTCCATATAACCAACACTCGGTCGCCTGCCGCGATGGAATCCGAAAAAAATGAAAAATAATCGTCTTCTGGCTCATCGCTGTTCGGGTAGGAATCCGGAAGAACGCCTTTTTTGTGATAGGTTCCCAGCTCAACACTATATCCTTTCCTGCGGTTTTGCCTATCATTCATCATGTCTGCAAGCAGACTAAGAAACCGTTCCTTTCCATTTTCTTTTCTCATAGCTCCCCTCCGTTAATAAAATTCCAAATCCATCGTCCGGGCCATGCAATCATGAGAAATGCTCTTGACAATCCGGTACCCCTTGATTCCGCCGGCATTAACGTACACCTTATCTCCTCGCTTAATCAGTGGATTCGATACGGCAGTCAGGGATTCCGTATATTGCGGTTTTGCCTTTTTCTTCAATGTCTGCTTTGCCTTTTTTTGCAGTTTTGCCAGTTTCTGTTTTTTCTCCTTATCCATGACCTGCTGGATAGTGCCGTAATCCGCGGTATTTTTTACGACTTCGGCCTTTTTAGGCACTGTTTTTTTCTTCTGCTCCCCATATATTTTGATCTTGGTCACAGTGTCTTCCAAACTCATTTGCCGTGATACATATGTGGCATTCTTGCCTTTTTCCAGACAATATACCGTGAGGTTTACCCCCGTATATTTCACAACAACAGTTGTTCCGTCAATGGTCAGGATATACCGGGCATCCAGCTCGTCTTTTGCCTTATTTAGTACCCAGACCATCATGTCGCCAATCTTATTTTTGACCGGTTTGATCCGGCCATGCTTGATGCTGCCATAATCATACCGCAGCTTTAACCCCCAGGCCGCACATATCTTTTTCATGATATTCTTTGTCTGAAGTCCCTTTTTGTAGAAAAACCAATCTTCGGACTTCATGGCGAAAATAAGAAAGTCATATGCCGTATAACTGACCTTGGTATCCTGCTCCGCTTCGTCATCGCCTTCCCATATAACACCAACAAAGATTCGGAATTTCCCCTCGCCAACATCCGCTTTTACCACTAATTTTGACAAAGGCGTAATCCATTTCGATAGAGGTTTCCCTTTATAGTTGGCATTTATGAGGGTCATATCTGCTTCGGCCGCCAAGGAATCAGGTGAATCAGACAAGGTAAGATCAGTAATAATGTTGGACTTTCCGAGATCAAATTCGATATTTTCGGATGCTGTGGTCAATTTTGCTGTGTATTCCGGCTGTTCCAGGCTTGCCACACTGTATCACCTCCATTTTACGACACCATTTTGAGCAGCGTCTTATAATCAGCTACCCCAGTCACTTTCAATCCTTTTTTCCGTTGGTAAGTCTTAATAGCTGCAGTGTCCTTTACTTTGCAGGTGCCGTCCTGCTTCGTCCCGACCATCTTCTGCACGAATTTCACCACCTGCCCTTTCCGTCCGGTACGGATAGATATTTTTTTCATGGCCGCTTTCGTGGCTGCATTCAATTTTTTATTAACGGTGAGATTGGCGTATCCATCCTTTTTGATAGCTCGTTTCAGCTCCTCTACCCGGTCGTTCTGAATGACTTCGGTATCGCCAGTTGGGATGACCAATACCTGATCTTTATAAATCGTGTATTTGCTGATCTTTTTCCCCGGATTCTTTTTTCTCTCCTTTTTGTTCCGCTTATCAATCAGTTTCTTATTTGCTTTATAAATTTTTTTATACTTCTTCCTGTCTCCCAGATACTTTCTGGCCAATTTCTGCAGCGTATCGCCTTTTTTTACTTTGACCGATATCCCAACTTTTGATTTTTTCATATTCTGGGCTGCTACGACAATCTCTTCCCTCTCTTTAAATCCAACCTCATACTGCAGATGTAGCCCTTCATGTGCAGATGTATACTCTGCGATATAAACATCTGCATTGATGTTGGTCCCCGTGATACAGACATTCAGCGGTGTACCGCTTTCCCCCCAGTATTTAAAAATATCATCCAATACATTGGGATCCGTCCACGCCCGTACCAATCGGCTACCACGCAGTGCCTCTCCCGGAAAGAATCCCTCCCAAGATAGGTCAAAAAGATTTTTTCCATCCGGCATCTGAACTTGTCCTTTATTGATGACTTCATACTCCGCAAATCGAGCCTCAGCAGAATAAGAGATACTTTCTGGCACCACCGGCAGGGTGATCTTTTGGTTGACGCCGCTGGCATTGATTCCTGTAATATAGATATCCATTACATCACCTCCGCCGTTCGGTTCGTGTACGAGGTTCCACATGCGTCTACAATGGCATTCATAATGACATCGGCAATCTCTTGTTTACTGTTTTTGATAGCAGCAACCACATCCCCGCCGGCGCCGCTGGCCGCCTGTACCGTGATCTGGATAGCACCAGACGCAACATTGATCTGTACACTTCCGGCGCCGGCGCTGCGCCGTCTGCCGACGTTACCAACCTTTCCGCCGCGGGCATAATGGGTAACGCCAAGGATTTCTCCTGCCTGCTCCCAGAGACCTAGAGCCCGGCTCCTATGCTTAGACAACGGAATGACCATCTCCGGACCTTCTTCGCCAAGTTCTGATATGATATGTCTGCCGATGTAATTGCCACGGGCATTTTTCTGCACCGTTGGTGGCGTTGCCAGCCTTGTATTCGGCGCTGAAGACCTGTTGGACGATGATGACGCCGATGAGGCTGCTGCCTTCGCCTGCGATGCAGCAGATCTGATTGTATTAGCCGCTGCTGATAACACGCTGGCAACAAGCGTAGCCTGTGAGCCCAATGCCTGCACATTTCCGCCGGCTGTCAATGCTTGGCCGCCCATAGTTCCCACATTTCCGCCGGCCGTAGAAGAATAGCTACCAAGGCCGCTGACTTTGGAAGCAGCGCCGCTGGTCGTTGCCCCATAAGATTTTACTGTTTTAGAGGCTGTCTCCGATTCTTTGGTATAGCTTTTCGTCTCTCTGGCTGCCTTTTTTGTGGAATCCGATAACTTGTCATCCGTACCTTTGGCCGCCTTCCCCTGGATAGCGTCTATATCATAGGAATAAGACCGCGAAGAACGCTTTTTATTGTCCTGCAGTTTATCTACTCTGTTACGTATATAATCTCCAGCATCATTGCCTTTTAATAAAGCCGCAATCCCGCCGGCGCCGCCGCCAATCAAGGCTCCAGCAGCCGTGCCAACAACAGGCACAACAGATCCGATTGCCGCCCCAGTTGCTGCACCAGCGCCAACCATGCCAAGTTTCGTCCCGCCTCGGTAACCCTCCTTCTTCTTTTCTTCTTTATTTTTGCTTGTGACTGCATTGTAAATATTTTTCGCGGCGCTGCCGACACCCGCGGCAATCCCTGCAATCCCCGCTACACCCGCAGCGCCAACCGCAGCCGCACCACCGGCCGTCGCAGCTCCAGAACCCAGCTTTACACCAAGATTTCCGAACCATGCCTTTGCCCCTGTTGCTGCTACCGTCTCGCCGCTTTTTAAGGTGACTCCTTTTCCGCCAAGACCAAACAGTCCGCCTTTGACTCTTTTTGGCGAACTATTTCCACCGGCTTCGGTTCCCGGAAGCTGTGGCGTTCCTCCTGTGCCATTTCCTGGCATTCCCGTCGGACTTCCACCAGATACCCCACCATTGACATATACCGTCGCCGCAGATACGGTCATAGTTCCTACTCCCGTCCCGGATAGCGGGTTACTACCGCTACCAGAACCAAAAATCATATCAAGCAGATTTTTTCCTTTGCCAAAAAGCTTCAATCCGCCTTTAATTCCAAGATATCCAAGGATATAATCCTCAATACCCGCCTTATCTCCGCCGGGCATCAAATCTTTCAATGAATTTTTAAAAATGTCTTTAATGGATTTGGCCGCTTCCGTTCCAATGCTTTTCAGTTTCGATACAATCGCTGGCTTACCTGTGGAATCCCACCACTCACTAAATGGATTTGATATCAGTTCATCCCAGGCGATACTTATTTTTCCACCGATAGACGCATTCTGGAAATCGTCTCTGTTAACCAATTCATCCAGTTTATTCCCCGCTGATTCCAGTTTGCTCACCAGACCCATACTCAGATCTTCACCGATATCTTCCAATACGTCGCCCCATTTATCCATTTTCGGGGACATTTCATCCAGATAATCCAGCAGCTTCGACATTCCTTTGACTGCGCCGGTCTGCAGACCACGTCCCCATTTCTCTACGAATCCAATCTGGAATGTATCGGCAATCTGACTTTTTAGGCCGCTGGCCGTCCGGTTCGCTGTCTTATCCATCATACCGTCAAACTCATCCATTCCTTTCAGGATGCTGTTTATGGCATCATCTACTGGTATCAGCCCTTTCGTCACCATATCCTGTGCCTGAGCAACAGATACTCCCTCGCCTTTGGCTACATAGTCCCAAGCTTTTACATTCGCTTCTGTAAGCTGGAGCATTTCTTCCGCAGATACCTTTCCTTTCATCTGCATCTGTCCCAATGCCGTCGTAATCCTCTCAATGCCTTCCGCTCCGGTTCCTGTTGCCGCTGATACATTACCAATTCGATTCATATCTGTCAGGATATTTTTCCGATTCCATCCCATGGCAAGCATCTTCTGCGAGTTCTGCACAACATCCTGTGTCTCAAATGGCGTCTCCACAGCAAAGTTTTTGATATCCGCCATGAATTTATCCGCTTTTTTCTTGCTGCCAAGCATTGTCTCAAAACCGATCTGCGCCGTCGTGGTCGAATCGGCTACGCTGATCGGGTCAATGATAACTTTTTTGGCCGCCACTCCCGTCAGCACGCCACCGATTGCCGTTTTTAAAGAAAAGACCTTATCTTTGATGCTTTTCAGCTTTGATGTAGCTTTGTCATCAATGTCCACTGCTGCCCGGAAGGTCTTCCCGGCAAATGACCGCCCGGTGCCAAGTACTTTCTTAAACACCGGCGTTGCCTTATCGGCCGGCGCCCCGATCTTCGGGTTTACCTTCGTACCGCCAAGCTTCTCCGACGCTTTTGTTGCGCCGTCCACCTTTGTCTTAAACTTGTCCACCTGCTGGCCGGCGACTTTCAGCCCGGCGGAGGCATTGTCGGTGAATCTGGCTTCTGTTTCTATGACGATCGTCTCTTTACTGGCCAACAGGCTCACCTCCTTCTATGGCCGCCAACACTGCCGCCAGCACAAACGCCCGCTCCCCTTCCGGGAGGGCGAGCGTCGCAGACGGCAGCATACCAGTCCGTATATAATTCTCTGCCAGCAGCCTTGCCATCGGGCTGGCATCAATCAGTTTTTTGCGTAATCAAACAGCGCCGTGTTATCGCCGGAGATGTTATCAAGTGCCTTGCATACCTGCTCGATCTCTCCGGACATCAGCACCGCCTTGATGATGTCCACGTTCGTGGCAACCATATGTCCCTGGTTGATAAGCCCTGCCTTTAAGTCCTTATCATCCCAAATCTTATTCCCCATTTCGCCGACGGTGGCAAGGTAGATCTCCCAGGCAAGGAAATCCGCGTCACTGCTCTTCTTCGCGATCTGCGGCAGTTTCGGGTTGTTCGGGTTTGGCATGTAGGTCGTGGCATTGTGCCTGGCCTGCTCCACCTCATCCGCGGTAAGTGGCCTGATATCAAAAGAAAAGAGCGGCGTCTCCCCGCCCCTCTTAATCTCGATGGTCCGCACTTCGTTATTTTTATAATCCGCTGCTTTGAGTAAGCCGTTAATCAGGCTCATCTCGTTACCTTCGGTCACTGTGATATCTGTTTTTTCTTTTTTCATCCGATCTCCTCCTTATGCTGCCAGCGACTTGATGCAGTCTGGCACGCTGTTGATGATAAAGCTGAACTGCCGTTTGATGATCTCGCCCGATTTTACCGACAGGATATTGGTATCCCCATCCGGGACGCATTCATTGCAGAGGAATTTCTGCTGCCCGCCGGAGAATGGCTCCGTGCTGCTGCCGGCAAAATTAAAGGTCGGCACAGACCCCTGTCTTACTTTTTCCAGCAATGGAACTAACATCAGGTCGTCCCGGATGACCGCCTCTGTAAAGGATAAAGTATATTTAATACTTGTTGGCACACCATACTGCTGATAATCCCCCGCCGGCTGGAAATCCGTATTGGTAAAATTGGCATTGATCTCAAACTCTTCTACGCTGGCATACCAGACGGATACGCCGTCCACCTCGATGTACATTTTTCCGTCCTTGCCAGTCATCAGTTTCCTTGTGTCAAATCCTTTGGCCACGGTATCCCCCCTAACTTGCCACGTACCGGAACTGGTACGTCAGATAAATCTTTTCCAGGCTGTCGATATCATCTATCTGGATGATGAAATGTGCATGGTCAGCGGCGTGAGGGTTGTCCGGGTCTTCGTAGAAATCATAGGTATCCAGAATCTTTTTCTCCAACACCATCTGCGCCAGCACTGCCTTTGCTTGCTGGATGACATTATCCACGCCGTCATCATCACAATTGATCTTCCCGATCAGCGGTTCCAGCGTCCGGTCGATCCGGTCAAAGGCTTCATTCCGGACAGCCGTCCTCTTGATCTTCTTCCATCCTTCATCGTCTTCCTCCGCCAACACAGTATACGTGTTCACGCCGCTGTCAAACCATACCTGCCCGTCATACCCTTCTGACAGAAGGAGAAGCCCCGCTTTGATGGCATCCTCATACTGCTGGTTTGTCAGTTTCTCAATGCAGCTTTCCGCCCCCGGGATCTCCGTATGGACGATGGACTGGCTGGAATCTTTGCTTCCGATGATGCCCGCCTGCAGTGCGACAGACAGGTACCCATCCACCGTATTTCCTGCCGTATCCACATACCCACTGCCGCAATAGACAAAGTACGGGGCATTATACGACTTTGCATTATCCATCCGGGTACTGAGCGCCGATGAGGAGGCTTCCCCGATCACACAGATGCCGATAGCACCGTTGTCATGGATGCGCTCCATGAACGCTTTCGCAAGCGCCTGCACCTCGTCATCCACCGTATCCAGTACCAGCACATTCCACCGGAGCGCCTCAAAGGCGTTAAATGCATTGCTGTACCCTTCGTTGTTGACGGTCGGAGCCGCGCCGCCGGTAAGCGCCTTCTGGGACACATCCTGCAGCGTGCCGCTGGCGCCGTCCTCTTTGGCTGCCGTCAGGTACTGGCTGTCCTTCATCTTTTCGATGAGGGCATCGATTTCTCCTTCCCCTGCAGTAAAAGCGATCTTTTCCAGCAATATACTGCCGTCATAGATACTACACTCCTTTGTTGTGGTATCCCCCAGCTTCTGTTTTATAGTAACAGACAGTTCCATATCTGATTCATAGCGGGCCGTCAGCGTGACAGCATCCGTCCCCGTAGAATTCTGTATCTTGGCCGTGCCCTTTGTGCCGCCGCTGCCCAGACGGTACACATAGACCGTGACCGCGCCGCCATCAAACAGAGCTTCTGCTGCATCCACGGTCCCCCCGTCCATGTACATGGCAGTAAGGGCTGACCTGGACGTGATCTCCTGCACTTCCCCTACCGGCCCCCAGTCCGCGTGTACCGGGATACAGAACACGCCGTTCATGGCGGCGGCCACCGTACTTCCGTCCCTCTTTTCATGGCGTCGGTACACGCCGGCACGTACCTTTTCTTCCCCTTTTACAAATAATCCTGACACTATTTCACCTCTTTCTTGAATCTGTTGATCAGCTTCCTGGCCTCGTCCTCCGTTGCCGCCGCTTTTCCGGCAACCGCAAACGCTGCCCGGACTAAATCCGGGGTGGCGCCGAAGACTCCGGCCGCCTCTGCGACCTCATCGACGGTATACCGCGGTGCTGCCGCTTTGCTGGCGGCCGATGCCTCCTGCTGGTTGGCTGTCTCCCGTGTTGTCTTCTTCTCTGCCATCTCATCCTCTCCCTTCGTTCATATTGATGATGTTCATTGGTTGGGTGTCCTGCATCTCCCGCAGAATGCCATACTGCCCCTGTACCTGCATCTGGCCGTCACGCAGGGGACTGTTTCCCTGGCCAATCTGCATCTGGCCAATAAAAAAAGGCGAGCCGTCATCCATCGGGAACCGCTCTGCCTCAGATAAAGCATAAGAAATGTCTGTCAATATCTGATTGGCTATGTCATAAGACGCGGATATCACATGCACCCACAGCCGCGCTGTATACCAGGTGCAGGCATGGGTCGATGGGAAGCTCCCTGGCGTGATCTGTTCCAAACGGACATACACGGCAGATTCCGGGACAGAGGTTCCCGGCTTCCATACCGGGTTGCCGTCTTCTATCATCCCGTCATTGATGACCCAAACATCCGGGCAACGGGATCTGATATAGGCAGCCAGTGATGCCACCGCATCCATCGGCACATACCGTTTCGCAGGGAATGCATATACATCAAAATACAAAATGGTTCCGAACACTTCCATATCCGTGCCGCCGCCGATCTTCACATTGACCGGCTCAGACTTCTGCCAGGTGGTGGCGATAGTCAGACCTTCTTCCCCATCCGTAAAAAATGTAGTGTCAAACGCTTCCTGTAACTTCCGCACTGCCGGCGGCAGCATGTCAATATCCGTATAAGCCGCCATGACACGCAAGGAACCAGATACCTTCCTGTCGGCGTCATCCTGAATCAGCAGATCGTAAATCACACGGCCATACTGCACACCTTCCCACCCGGAATCCGTATCCCCCGGAGCCTGCATCTCAAAAATAGCCGGATCGCCGGCATGGACGGCCAGCCCCTGCAATCCCAGGCTTTTGATGTGGTCATGAATCATTTGGCTTAACATCTTGTCTCCTTGTCTTTATAAATACGGCCCATATGGCGCCCGGGCAATCTCCAAGATCTCCGGCTCCGCTTTCTCAATGATCTTATCCACAAAAGACCGGGCCGCCATGCGCTCTGTCCCCTCTTCCAGATACCCTGCGTAGGGTGTGGTACTGGTAATGCGGCTTGTTACAATACTCGTATGGCCGTTGCCTTGTCTTTCTGTGATATCGTCCCATTCCTGCCGCAACTTCCCCGACTGTGCCGCAGGCGCTTCTCCGGGAGCAGAAGAGCGGTTTGGCAGACTCTTATATTTGATACCATTCCTGGCTCCGGCCAATACCTCCAGTTCTGTTTTTCTCAAAACCTGCGTGATCTGGACACCGCGTCGGTATAGCTCATCCCGCATACCATCACTGATCTTTTCCGCGTACTGCGCAAACTTCATTCCCGCGCTGATTGCCATAGACATCCATCCTTTCCTGCACATAATAAATGGCGTATAAGTTATTTCCTGCCGGATTGACGATACCCTGCACCTGGAACCGCCGGCTGCTGCCATCCATCAGCACAAGCACATCTTTCTCCCGGACGCCCGGCGGCGGCTGATAGGATACCACCGTGTGGGTGATGGGATGCTGGTTCTGTGCCCACGCCTCCTGTTCCTTCTGGCTGGCTTCCGCCAGGATCCCATCCGGTATCACAAACGGGGTCTTCATCTCACAATCCTTTGCCACCCGGCCAGTGGCCGTCTTCTTGTTCTTCCGGCGGAACACTGTAAACTCATGTGTATATTGGCCAGGCTGGCCATTGCCATATCCTTTGAAATTCATCTCTTTCCCCCTCTCCGCCCTCCTCCCGGGTTATGCATCATGCCGACATAAAAATAATTTTCTTTCCTCTCCAACTCTCCCCCGTAGGGCTTGAGGTTACCTACAGCACTCTGGGCTATCTCCTTCTTCATATCGTCATATAATTTCTTCCAGAAATCCATCCGATGGGAAAACGTAAAAGAGACAGGCCCGACGCTGTTATCCACATCCTGTCCATACTTAAAGACCAGATGCTCCACCAGCTTGAACTTCGCCATGCGGAAGTCATCCGGATACCGCTCTAAAACTGCGTTGATCTCCTCATCGGACAGCGCCGCCGAGATGTTATCCCTGGCAACATCCGTATCAGCAAGCTCAAACCGCATCCGGTCTTTTGCGTCGGTATTCATTTTTTCCGGATAATAACTGTAGGTCATTCCACCGCCTCTTTCTGCTGTCCCACATCCGCTTTGTTTTCTTCAGCGGTCTCTTCTGCTGAATTATCCAGTTCTTCCAGGAACGTTTCTGCCGCTGCCCGGACGCCCTTCCGGCTGTCCAGTTCCCGGACAACTTCCAATACGTTCCGGTTGTCCTGTTCCGCAAGCGTTACAGCGGCGTCTTCTGCATTTTCCTGCAGGATGAGAAAGACTGCCGCCACTTCATCCGGATGAAGGTAGATATCCTCCTTACTTTTCTTCAGATGTACCGGGATGCCTTTTGCATGATCGGCGCCAGCCCCATGACAGCCACTATTGTCCTCATATCTCGCGATATATCCGCTGCGGATAAGGGCGGCCGCCCTGCTTGGTACGACCGCCTCCCCCGGGATATCTTCCCCGGCCATATACCGCACGCCGGACAGGTTCAGGTCTTTCAATGCGATATACATTTTCCTTGCCTCCTTATACACAGTCCTTGAAATACATCCCCAGTTCGTCTGATGTCTTCTTCATATCAAACGCCATCAGACCCTCCACGAACTCTGTATGCGTTCCATTCTCCCCTTCGTACTGGTCCATAGCGATCCACTGGCCGTTGCCAAGCATATCCCAGGTGAAGATATAACCAGCGGACGGCTCGTCAATCTGCGGAGCTGCTGTCGTATAGGTGAGTAATGCCCCGGCGGAATCTGCAATGAACTGCATATCCTCTTCCTGGCCTTCCGGCGCCGCATTGTAGGTAGACGCTAAATAAGTGACCTCAGACAGGCCGAAGAGTTCTGCAAGGACTTTCTCATTGACCACTGCCGGGTTTGGAGTACTGCCGGAATATTTCACCCGCTCAAGGATATCCGGATGGCTCTTGAGCGCCAGATATGCGTCATAGCCAAGGGACAGCTTATTCGGCTCCCGGCGTCCCATGCGCTTCATCTCTTTCTTCTGCTCGTCAAAATAATGCACTGGGTCAAAGTTGGCATCTGTAAATTTCAGAAACTGGTTACCTGACGGGGTAGCATCCACACCCGCGTACTCATGCGCCCATACCCCCGGCTGCATAAATGCCGCGGAAAACGCCCGGTCAAGGTGGATGTCCATCTGCTCCGTGATGACACGGACTTTGTTCCTGCGCGGGTCAATGGAACCCGGCGCTTTGCTCCTCTGATAATCCAGCGCCCCGATCTGGTCAATTGGGAGGATGATCTGCTCCACCTCGCACTTATAGGTCTTGTCCGTGTGCCCGATCACAGCCGGCGCCACCTTGCCGCCGGATGGCTTCCTGTGGACATTATCCCGGGCAAGGTCCGCACGGGAAAATTCATAATAATAGCTGGTAGAGAGCTGCACCGGACAGATTGGGAAAATCCGTCTGGCAAAAAAGTCATTCCTGTCCGCAAAATACGCCATAGACATGTTGGACAGATACTGGTTCGGTTTCCATCCCTTTGCGATGGCTACCTGTAAGTCTCCTGTTGATATATTACCAAACATTATTTCTGTTCCTCCTTCCTTCTACTCTGCCGCTGCCATATATCCGGCCTTCACGATCTGTACCGGGATGATATCTCCGGCTTTCTCTGCCGCAGCGAGGGCGATGGCTGTGATAAAATTTCCTGCTGCTGCCTTGACTGCCTTCCCGGTTGCATCCGAAGTCAGCTCATCACCCGCCGACACTGCTCCACCGGCAACCCAGCGTCCTATGTCTTTGACCTGGACATCCATCTGGCCGTCGGCAGGGATCGTCTCCTCGACGTTAGCCAGCAAAATGCCAATCGCGTTCTCTCCGGCACCGCAGAGGACGCCTTTTCCATTTTCGTCAAACTTTACTGCCAAACATCTGGCATCCTTTAATTCAGCCGCCGCTTCCATGGCGATCGTCGGCGAATCATTGATACTTAAACTGGTATACTGCATTTTCCTTCCTCCTCTCTACTTGTTCTCATAGGCATGTACCAAGGTCGGGTTTGCCTGGCACACACGGTCAATGGCCTGTGCCTGGGTAAGAGATGGTTCTTTCACCATCAGGTCACTGGCTTTTTTCTCAATAGTGGCCCATGCCTGATCAGATGTCATAGATGCCCCGCCGCCGTCATGCCCGGATTTCCCAATCTCTGAGAACAGTCCGGATTTCTCAATGGCTTCCACGTTGGTGTCCATGGTCGCAATAAAATCAGCATATGCTTCCGGAGATGCCTGCTTCATGGATTTTAAAATCGGCACCAGCTTATCCGGCGTGATCCCGGTGACCTCATACTTTTTGGCCACTTCCAGAAGCTCTGCTTCCTGCATCTGCTCTGCCCGCTTCCGCATCGGCTCAAGGATATCAGATACCTGGGCGGAAAGGCTCTTCTGGATTTCTGCCATCGCTGCGTCCACAGCTTTGGCCACCTCATCTTTGACATTGCCCTTATCGTCCGCTTTCTCTGTTTTTCCTCCTGCCAGTCCCTGCTGATCTTCTTCCACACCATAGCGGCTTTTCAGGTCTTCAAACGCCATCTTCTCCGCAGGGGTCATGTTTTCTGTATTAAATTTCACTTCCTCATCCTCCTTTTCTCCCGGAGCATTCTCCGGATCTTCTTTCATTACTGGTTTCTTTTTACCACCGCTGCCACAGGATTTTTCGATCATCTCCTGCATCTTGACCACAGCATAATCGTCTGCCGGTTCCGGTTCCCTGACTGCGTTGCTGGTATTTCCTGCAGACCACTTTGCCACCGCATCTTTGACAAACTCCGTGAACTGTTCCACACTGTCTTCCATACGGTCAGCTTTGTCTTCCACCTCACTGTCCAGCAGGATAGACACCAGGGAATCCTGCAGCGCAAAGCAGGCGTTCCATATCTCATCCCTGACTTTATCCATCTGCCGCTGCACCATCTTCTCTCCGAACCCTTCTGCTTCCACTGCCTTCCGGACGTCTTCGGTGTCCAGGTTCATGGCGCTGCAAAACTTCCGGAAAAACCGTTTATAAAATGGTTCATCCCCGGTGCCGTCACGCTTGGTGATCAGGATATCCGCATGCTGATCTGCGCCGACATCAACGACATCGACTTTCTTGACAGTCAGGTCCTTAAGCTTTGTTTTTGCCATTGCTCCTCCTTTCTCTCAAATAAAAAAACACCCCTTCAGGTGCTATCCATCAACTATTTTACTGGATGCCGTTCTTTCCCATCTTGATCAAAAAATCTAAATGCTCTTCGATTTTCCTATAGATGTTATTCCAGCACATTTTTTCACCAAAATTTTCATCAAAAAGCTGGGGATCCACACAGTCAAACTTTTCATGAATGGTTGTTCCGTTTCTCAGGACACACATCACTCGCACAACATGTGGCTCAATCGGCGGCGATGAACAGGCCATCGCATGGCTGATAAATTCATCGACCATCCTGCGGGATACATTGTTTTCACCCTGTACCACTGAATCATCTACTTGAAAATAGGCTTTTTCAAAGACTTTCTTTGGTGACCAGGACTCGTACCCATCTGGATATCTCACACGGTACCCCTCTTCTACTGTTGCTTCTGGCGGGATATCTATATAATCCCCTTCCTGCTGAATCACTTCACCATTGATCCTGAGTGCCGGCTCTGCTTCGATCAGCTTACATCCTATATAATGTTTCATCCAATCTCCTTCCCGCACTGCGTGCATTTCCATATGGTTTTACGGATATAGTGGTTTCCGTATAACCGGTCATAATAATACCGGTGCGGCAGGAACGTATGGCGATGTGGCCAAAATCCTATCCGCTTCAAAAATCTTTTCATGGCTCCTCCTCTCCCTCTTCCTCTATCGGTACCCGGCGGGCTCTCCCCTCAATGGAGAACATGGAATAGGTCCCGTCTTTGACCTTCTCCCAGACATCCGCGTCGGTGATGTGGAACCCAATCCACCATCCTTCCGGCAGCGTCCCTTCCGGGATTCCCATGGCCCGCATCTTCTCCGCGGTGAATACGATGCTCTCGATCAGCACGCCGGCGCCGCCGCGCTCGTGCATCTCCCCGGCCTCCCGGTAAAACTCAACAAACTTATATGCTGTCTCTTCTAAATCCTCTGGAGCGATCAAATCCTCCTGTCTGTCAACAAGCTGCTCGCCGTCTACTGTAACGGCTATCTTCGCCCAGCCAAAAGCGTACTGCTTTTCCTCATCCTTTTTGGTAATGGTCACCGTATGCAGTCTCGGATCCGCTGCCGGCGACCGGATAACATAGTCGTCAAATGATCTCATGATAGTCATTCCTCCTTATTTTTTCTACGAAAATAGACCGAAGCCTTGCAGATATCCTTTGCTCATCTACAAGGTTCCGGTCTATGGAAACATTCACTATATACATTTTTTACTCTTTTACCGCATCCTTCCCGTCCTTGTCATTGCGAATGCATTATAGTATCATAAAAACACATTTTTACGGGAAGGAGGCATCGGTATGTCGAAAAGACCAACCTCAGGAAAGGCTTCCAATTCTTCCACCACCTACAATATCCGAAAAGGAAATGGAGCCCGGAAGCCTGCCACACGCCCTACAAATCCACCTAAAAAGTAAGGGCAGAACCGGATTTATTCCGGTTCTTTTACAATATTCTCCGGCATCTTATCATAATTTTCCAAGGAATAAAACTTGATAAGAGTGTCTGTATCAAAGTCATAATATTCACAACCCGCATTGGGGAATATCCGGTCTTTTATATCTTTACTCTTATCCTCCTCAAAGATTTCCTTCACTCTGTCCGTGTTATATAAAGCAATCTCCCTGGATTCAATATCTGGAGCTGGGTACAGTCTTATCAAGCCTGCTGATACCAAATTTCCGCCTTTCTCAATCTTAACTGCTACATTCTCAACATCCACAATCTCTTTTGTCTCGAACAGGTTTGTCCATACATCCGGGAATTTCATTTCATCCGGCCTGTTGATCTTGCGGTTCACTATGTTCTTGCCATTCCGGAATATCCATTGCCCCACAGAATACCACAAAACAATCACGGAAATGCTGCTGAGCAGATTCACCACAAAATATTTGACCAGGCAGTTAAAATAATCAAAACCAGATGCCTCACAAAATCCCGGCCGTTCCTCTGCAGGCAACAATAAATATTGCCCCAGTTCTCTGATATCCTCCTGCATGAACAGCAGGTTGCAGAAAAACACGGCCAAACAGAATACAATGCTGACGGCAAGCTCTACTGATTTATCATTCTCTCTTTGCGGCACGCTCCGCAAATGGGCATTGAAGATGATATTCAGCGCTGCGGGTAAAGTAAACAATAGTAAGAAATAGATATTTTCAGATAATACCATATCATGTATCCTCCTGTTTGCCGGAAGGTTCTTCTTTAATCAGTATCATCGACATACGGAAAAGGTGCTCCCGGCCCATTTTTATCCCAATGTAACGGATTGCCCGCCGCATCCCACTGCTCAAAAGTGATATTCTCCGGTATCGTGTGGAAAAGATCGCGGAAAACATGGAAATCTTTTTCCCGGTATTTCCTCTTTTCTTCCTCTGTCCATTTTTTCTTTTTCCGGACAACAGGTCCATTCGGATAATGTTCCGGGCCTCTCGGCCAGTAAGCAAGTTCCGACCTGAGCCGAAACGCTTCATGCGGAGACAACTCTTCTGCCCTGCGGTCTCCTTCCTCAATCGGCAATGCCAGCCATTCTTCTGCGGTTAATGCCATTCCTATTCCTCCTCCAACAAAATATACCACACTCCGTCTGCCTCCTGCATATCCACTACGGAAAATTTTGTATTTCTTTCATATAAGATTTCATTTTCATATTTTCCATAATGCAGCATATTTCTTCCTTTTTTTGAGTTACTCACATAAATCTTTACGTTTGCTTCCTCATCATTATATCCTTTCTTTGAGGAAAAAGATAGGTACTCCGCAAAAGAGACCCGACCTTTTCGCATCCTGTCAATAAAAACACCCAATGCATCCGTATCGCCAATCGGCATAGTGCGCAAGATATTCCCTTCAAATTTTGGGAAATGTTTCAGTGCAGCATCCAGATTATCTCGCATCTCTTTTTCTTCTTTTGTAAGGATCTCCCCATTCCGCAGCTTCTCGTTTAAAATATAGGACTTATTTGGGCCCACATAGTCAATGACTGCCCTCTCTTCCTCCCTGCTCAATTCATCGTCCTGATACATAACCGCACAACGGCACCGCGGGTGAAGCGGTGGAAGAAATATTTCTTTTCCGCCTGATTCTTTGAAGGGATCGTCAAGGAACACGGTTTGTCTATCCAAATACAAGCATCGCTCACAGGTACTTTCATTCCTTGCCACACTCCAGACCTTTTTCTGTGGTTTCATCAGCCCTTCCGCTATCAAATCTTTTGTATGCTGATACCGCCCATACTCATAGGCCATGGCCCGCTCTGTGTGCGCGATGGTATACGCCCGCTGCCTAAGCTGCCGGTCAGCGTATTTCATAGATGCTTCGGATGCTTTCTTTTCAATGGATGCCTCCGTCATACGGGGATGCTTTTCCCGCAGTTCTTTCTTGATGTTGTTATAATACCTGAGGTTGGCCGCTGCCTGCGGCTTTGTGAGGCCGATACAGGGACGGATGAATTTTTCCAGCTCCCTGGTAGACATCTTGTTCTGGATGCCATCGGCGATGATGTTCCGGATGGCTTTGCGCTGCTCGTCCGTGCAGTTTGTGACCAGCGTAGCCGTCCGGTCTCGTAACCAGTCCCGCACCGCCCAGTGGTCTTTCCGGAATTTATATCCGATATCCAGTCCCTTATGCGCCATCTGATTCAGTGCCCCAGCTTCCATGGCTGCCTCCCATGTCGGCTCCATCTTTTCAGCAACCATTTTGGAGTAATCTTGCTGCCAGTCCTTCATCATCTGCATTGTAATGTCACCCGCCAGTATCGCTTCCCGGATTTCCCGGAAGGTAAGTACAGTTTGCTGGTCTTTCCAATACCGGACAAGGAAACGGATAAGTTCGGTGCCTTGGCTGTCATCCAAAAACCTTTCCAATGCAGCTTTTACTTCATTTGGCGGCATCGGCCCTCTTTTTTTGATAAATCGCTGCCGACCATGATAACGGAACATCTTACTCGCCCCTTCCCAGCCTCTTTTTGGCTTCTTCCATCATGGCGGCTTCTTCCTGATTATCTTCCGGCCGCACCGTCTTCTGTTCAGATTCCGGCGGCTGCGGGCTACGCTGTTGTTCTTCCCTCTCCGGGTCAATCTTCCGATCTGTTTCTATTTTCGGCGGCAGATTACCCAGATCGCGGACATAATCTTCCAATCCATCATCAGGCACAAGGACGCCGATACCGGCCATATCCCGGATATAGGAGGCCATTTTCTGAATATCCACCTTTTCCACATCTCCATGCACCATCTGTGGATAATCGGTAATACCTTTAAAGTGATTGCCATTCAGATCAATAAGCCGTGGGATTGCCTGACTGTTAAACGCCTCGCATATGATGTCCAGATAGGAACCAATCGCCATCGAAAAAAGCTCCGTCTTATCTGATGATAAAGCGAAGCTTCCTACTTTTTCATGCCCCAGCATGATGAAATCCGCCAGGGTAGTCATACATATTCGATTATCATAGCGGTTGATCACTGCATTGGTATCAATCTGCCGGCTGCCACCCGAAGATACTAACTCAAACTCAAATCCTGGCGGAAGGACGACGCCGGCGCATTTATCCTGACGAATATTCTTTACTACGCTCTCCGCCCAAGCCAGCAGCCGTACCATATCCGGATCGTCTGGATTATACAAATTGCAATCCTCCGGTGGTTTTATCTTCGGAATCCCAGCGAGTTCCCTCTCGATACCGATACCTTCAAATTCCTGGATGCCTTTTTTGAAATACCACGACCGGTATGCTGTCCGCAGGATGCTGCGTCCCTCCGGGTTATTCTTCCTACTCTTTGTACGGAAATGAATCGCCTTCTCAATGGGGATCGTCCGCAGCCCAAAGTCCGGCGGCGGGAGCTGCGTCATGCCCAGCAGGTTATCTTCGTTGTCATACTCCCATTGATATAACGTATCCTGCGCCCGAATCGGCAGCTTTCGCCATCCGATCAGACCATCGCTATATTTGCTGTTCATTTTCGGGTTCCGATGCTTCCCCGCGCGGCGCTTATAAACAATCTCGTGATAGCTCCAGCCATAAGTCAGGAAGGATAGAATCTCTGAAAGCGTATCCGTCCATGTGTCCTGCATATCATTCATGCAGCTCTCTACAAACTCCGCTGCCTCTTCATCTGCCGGAGTATCGCCGCCGGGCTCTACCCGGAAAGGCGCCTGCCGCAGCAATGTTTCCACGGCAAACAGGATTGCACCGACCATATCATCATTGTCAGCCATTTCTTTGTACACCTTCATGCCGCGCTGCCCGCGAAGTTCTGGAAGAAATTCTTCAAAGAATGTGCCTCCGTACCGGTTTTGTCCGATACGGCCAAGTTCATTATACATCTTTCCTCACCTCCCTTATTACCACCAATAGCTATCTTTCTCTGCGCCTGTATCTGAATCTGGTGCAGAGACCATTGTAGCAGATTCCAATTCCGCAAATCCGGAGGAACTGGCATCCACCATATCTTTAAATTTGCTTTCCGGAAATGATTCCAATTGATTAAAATACATCTCATTCCAATCTGCTATAAGAACTTCCACGTTACCGGCCTGCCACTGCGCGGCGAACGGTTCCGCCCTGGTCTCTTTGCTTCCTGTTTCCGCTACAGTCTTCACAGTAAAACCTGCCAGCATCTTGACATAACTCTGCGCCTGCTCCTTTCCAGCCTGACCGGGATCTTTTGGCAGACGTACTGTCACTCTCTTATATTTCTTCCTGTCTATGATAGCTGTATTCTTAATATGCTTCCTCACGCGTTCTGATCGCATCCGTTCATTGGTAACATCGGCAATGACATAATCTCCATTACGCCGCTTTCCCATGAGAACGCCGGCGGTATAGGCCGGGTCGCCGCCTTCGTCCACATCGGTGGCCGCCAGATCCCATGCCCGTACCCATCGTACCACATCAGTAGGCAGATGTTCGATCATCTTCACCTCTGCACGTTTGAAGAATAATCCCGCTGCCGGCCGTATTTTCCAATTTCCTTTCAGGAGGCGCTCTCTGTCAATCCGTCCCATCGCCTGCAAATTAGTCAGGTACATAGGATTTGTTTTCAATAGTTCTTTATTGTCAAAAATACTGGATGCTACAAAAGTGAACGATAATATGAACCGCTCGATGCTATACTCTAATCCACTTTCATGGAATTTTTCGTAAGTTGCTTCGTAGTTTTCCTTTACGTCCGGTATACGCATTATTTCCTCGCGGCTGTCTCCCCACAAAATACTGTCTTTTATACGGACAAAATACCGTACAACACCGCTTCTTTCGGGGATGGCATATCCCGTATCCGGATCCCACCACCATTGAATCAACTTAGCCACAAAGGAATCCGGGTCAGGATTGCATGTTGCACGGACATATGGTTTGATTCCGCAGGTGGAACGATTACGAGAAAGCATATACCAAAATTGACTTTCAGTAAAATGTGTTAATTCGTCAAATTCCAGTAAACATATTTCCGTTCCCTGATAATCATATTTTGTTTTCTCCTGTTCCAAATGTGCAAAAGTCACGTTTGCCCCAGACGGAAATCGCCAGCTCGGACGTGGCGTCTTAAAGTCTTTGGCTCCCGGATAATTATTATAGAGATTGTAAGAGGCATCCCATAAGGATCCTGAATTCATAATCTGCGCCATAGTCCTTCGGAAAATCACTGCATTAAAGCCTGGTATATCTACATGTCGCAGCGGCTCATACAGAATAGACCAGGACTTGCCTCCTCCCGCAGCACCTCCATAGATCACAATGTCTGCCGGACTACTCAAAAACATTTCCTGCGGACCAGGTTGCGGTTTAATGATTTGTCCCATGTTCCTCAGTCCCTTCCGTTATCAGGAATATAAAATGTGACATTCATCTCTTTTAATTGTCTTTTTTGTTCTTCGCTGGCCATATCCATATGTTTCGATATCCAGTCAAAAGCTTTCATTTTATCTAATAGTTTAATGCTGGCGCCATCTTTGCCCTGTTTGATTTCCGCAATCAAAGTGCCGTCCACTTCAGATGATTCCCGAAATCGTACCACATTTACTTCTTTTGTCATAATTTCTTCTGCGCCGGTTTCCTCATTCTTGACTTTGACCGGACCAAAGGCGCTCATCACTGGCACTGTCTCTTGTCCAAATTTCACATAATCTGTCATGTCTGAAAAAGCAATGTCCATATACTTTTGGAAAATGTCTGATTCATCCAGCATTTCCCGATTCAAACGGTTCTGCTTGAGACGGTAAATCTCGTCTCGAATCTTAGTATTTCTTAGTAGTTCTGACCCATTTGTCATGGCTGTCTCATAGCTACATCCATAGGCTTTCCGATATGCTTTTGTGGCGTTAAAGCATCTGACATAATACAAACAAAAAAGCCTTTGCTTATCGGTCAGATCAGTATTATTCAATACCTGCTCCACATCCTCCGCAACGGCTTCTCTCTTTGCAATATTCTGTTTTTTGGAACGCTCCGTATTTTTTCGGAACGTTCCATTCACTCTTTGTTCCCATTGGTCCTTCGACTTCCATCCTCGGACAGTGCCCGGAGACAAAGAAAGCTGATTCGCAATCTCAACTAAATCTATATCACCATTATGGTTTTTGTATATTTCAAATGCTTTCTCCCTGTCGGGATTTCTTGCCCTCGGCATATCACCACCTCTTTAACCAACTCGTTAATTGTTTCTTCTAAAGATAAATTTTATTCCAAATTAATGTTAACAATTGCATATTCAGCAAAATCTGAATCTAACTGAATTTTCAAAATATCTGTATCTGTTATATCAAAATCAATTGCTGTAAGTGTTTTTTCTGCATCAATTTCATAATTTTGATAAACCTCTCCATCTTTAAAAATTGTTAGTTTAGCCCCAACAATAGGCTCTTCGTCCATTCTTCCTACCTCAAACGACAAATGAGTATATTTTTTCCCTAGATTTGCTAATGCAAATCCGCAATTTCCGTTTACAGCTAGCTCCAATCCTGAATAATAACTATTGCCCCCAATTTTTATATCATTTCCTCCATCGTCCATGCCACTTATATAATAATCATCTCCATCATAAACTAAGCTCAAAAAATCTGAATTGCTCGCTGTTTCTGTATCATTCTCTGCAGTACTTGATTCTGAATCATCATTTGAAGTACTATTTCCTGAATTTCGCAATTCCTCATTTTCTTTTTCCAATGTTGAATTTTTTTCTTTTTCTTCATCCAATTCTTCTTTCAAAGACTGGTTTTCTGTCACCAAAGAGTTCATTGCCTCTGATATATCTCCGTTATCCACATTAACATATTGACTCACTTGTTTTTCAACATCATTCTTTGCTGTCATGTATCCAAATATACCTGATACTATAACACATATAATCCCGCATATTCCTTTTATTAATGCCTTTTTCATTATTCTATCCTCCTAGTAAAACATTTTTATTTATTTTACACTAAATAACAATAAAAAACAACAACATATAAAAACTAATAGCAATATCCGATAAAAAATATTGCACGAAAAAACACCCCATATTTCTACGGGGTGTCCTCAAAAAATGTTTTAAGGGGAGGAATCTCAATACCTCAGTAATCTGGCAATCGTCCTCTGTGAATTAAATCACGCTATCATAATATCATGAAACCACACTCAATTTGTCCCCAATTTTATTTTATCTAAAATTATACTAGCTTTTCTTCATCTTTATGTATTCCGTAAAAACATTCTAACATATTTTCATCTTCCAAGTTCCCTCACCTTCCAATCGTTTGTTTGGAAAGAAAAAAAGAGATGGCTAACAACCATCTCTTAATCATTTGCATTTTCACAAAACATTTCATATGTTGAATTCGGACTATTATGCGTAACCTGAAAGATTTTGTATTCTAAATAATGTAATAAATTTACTCTTTTGTCTATTATATATTCTAAATCTTTATCATAACATGTAATTATAATTTTTTCTTCCTCGCTCCGCATTGTAGCTAAAAAATGCTCGCGAGAAATTGTAAAGCATGTCTTTGTTGCATCTTTCCTACCAAATACTATACCAATTTTAGAATCACTTACATCTAATATGCTCTCTAATTTATTAGTGTAGTCATTATTCGGCTTGTCCTTTTCATTTTTACATTCTATAATGAAACACGGAGATAACCTATTAAACACTGATAAATACGTTGTATTGATTCCGCACAAAAAGGTACAATCAAATTGATTAGTTCGTGTTTTTATGTCGTTGGTTCCTTTTACATATTTAATCTGATTAAAGATGTCTAAAATCAATACTTCAAGCGCTTTCCCCTGTTCGGTTGTATTTTTCCCGTAATCCAAATCAAGTTTTTTTCTTAGATTATCAAATCTAACATATGCTGACTCACTCGGGTGATAATACAATCTATATAAATCCATCGTATTATTCTGCAGCGAATCAGCCTTACAAAAAAAAGAATCACTTTTTCTTATTCCTAAAATATCTCCATATTTAATCAAAGTTTCATTAACTTCCTTTTGGCTCGTAGTTGATTTTTTTATTCTCTTAAATACCAAAAAAATATCAGATGAATTAAAATCTCCGTAATCATTATCTTCACATTCAAAACATACTGGCCTTTTCTCAAGTTTTTCTAACAACTCTTCTTCATCGCAGAAAAACAATATTTCTCCACATTTCGGGCATATTACAACATATCTTTGTTTCAAAATTTCTTTATCTTTATAATACATAAGTATTTGTTTTGCCAATTCAAACGGGATTGACATTTTCTCCGCAACAAAAGATACCGTGATTCTATCAATTATATCTCCCACTAGTGTTCCCAATAAATGGTCAAAATCTTCTATCATTTGTGGGTTGTTTTCATACCACAAATTGTTGTATGATTCCTGATAAAACATTTTGAATATCACTCTCCTCCACAAAACTCATAAATTTTACGGCACAAGAATATTTTTCAATATATATAGATACATTAAATTCCTGCTCCGAATAATATTTTCTTGCACTTCTATGATAACATAATGATATTTTATCACATTTCTTATGTGTATAAACGACCTTTTTTGAATCAAAAAAAGCTTTTTTACTTTGTAAAGGGTCTCCCACTCTTGTATTCTCTTGAATCTTTGTAAACTCATTGTCATGTGCAGAAAATTTCACTGGATAAGCACATCTATCTTCCATAAAAATATTTTTATCATTATATGTAACTGATACATATTTTTCAATGAATATTTTTAAATCAAATAATGCTTCTTGTTTAATATCATTGAACTGCGGAATACCTGCTTTCTTAAAAATATATGAAATAAATTCTTCACAATCATGTGCAGTATTATCTATTTTTTCTTGAATTACCTGTGGAGTTTTTGTAAACCGATTTAAAATACTAAATATAGTTTTCTTAAAAGCCTCTTTACAAATCTCCTGTTCTTCATATTCTAATCCAATAGATTCAACAATTATTTTTTCACACGCCCGCATTAAACGTTCAGCATTTGTTGATTTCTCACGCTCTATCACATTTTTCTCTTGTCCTATTTTAAATAAACCAGATGAAGATTTTGAACGAGAAATAATAAATCCATTTTTTAAATCTACATCAACAAAAATAGGATATTCTATTTCATCCCCTATATCTGAATAAGTACTTTTTGCTTTAATTAATCGTATTAAAAATACAAAATTGCAATACTCTACTTCTCCATTATCGGCACTCTTTAATTTATAACTTATTAGTTGAAAATTCTTATCTGAAACACTTTCACATATCCTTGTTTGACGACACAGAGGAAATTTATTTACTATTTTTTCTTTTATAGATTGAAAATCTTTATCTTTTAGGGGGCATATTTTAGTCACTAAACAAATTTTCATCCCCATCTTTAAAATGTCTTCCAACCAATCCTTTACTTTTTCTTCATTTGTAATATTCTCATTTGCAAAGGTTTCTATCGCGTTAATTAAATCTGCTCGATTATATCCCAATTTTATTTGGTTTTCTATACAAAACTTTTTCAAAACAGGAATTGTTATATAATCACTATCTTTCGATCTAAATGTTATTGGTATTTGCATATTTTCTTCCTCCGTAAAACATTTTTCTCCATTTTACACCTAATACTTGTAAAATACTACAATATCCGATAAAAAATATTGCACGAAAAAACACCCCATATTTCTACGGGGTGTTTCCCAAAAAATATTTTAGAAAGAGAATTTATTTGCCATTATCTATATCTTACACTTTAAACACGACATCATCAGTTTACATTTAATTTATCCCCAATTTTTCTAAATCTAAAAAATGATAAAATAATTTTCTGTATGCATAGAAATCCGTCTTTCCGACTGTAATCCTCCCAAGATCCTCATCATATTCAATAAACTCATACGGTAGCCCAAGTGTAACTGATTTTAGTATGTACTTCCATATTCCCGGATTTGCCTTGACAGCCGCTTCTTCAATCATGAGGCAGTCTCTCTTATACTGCTCATTGTCGATTGCCTGCCGTTCCGTTGGCCTCCCGTCACCGCCGCCGGTGGGAGTACCATCGTTCTGCACAGAAGATAATCCGTACCGTATCTTGTTCTTTTTCTCATCATACTGAAGACAAAACGCCTTGAGTTCTTGGTACCGATGCTTCGATATTCTGTAATCATCCCAGGTCATGTCCCTGAGTCTCTTTTTTTCCAAATGAATCACGCTCCCTTCTTCTATTTCCGTTATTTTGGGCATAAAAAAACAACCATCGAATATGATGGTTGGCTTTTTATTTCAGTTTTTCCATAACACTCTGCAACTGTTTAAATAATTGTAAAATATTTTCATCTTCTAACATTTTCCAGACATGATTATCTATATCGTCAACAATTTTCCGTTGCTTTTTAGAAAAATACATAAGTTGTTTAGCTTTGATTTCTGCTTTTCTTTCACTATAGTGATTGTAATAATAATTCATTAAATCATCATGACTTATACGATCAGTATTATACTTTCTCAATTGGTCACAGAGCTTTTCATATTCACATATTGTCAATATTTTGGCTTCTTCATTTCCTTTTTTGTAATCTAATGCTACTGTAATAAAATAATTTAGAAATCCACCTACAAGTACTCCAAGTAATCCAATGATTCCAGTTATTATATTATCCATTGTATACACCTCTTAGAGTAAATTATATCACAACTTATCCAACCATCAATATTCAATTATCAACGTACATTTCTTTTTTATGCAAACTTCAGCTTTCCTTCGCTATCATCCACCCACAGACGAGGAGTCCGTTCCCCCGTATGATTGGTCTTATGCATCAGGATAGCATCCGGATCATGATTGATGGCAATGTCTACCGGACGTCCCAGTGCCATCTCTATTCCTACACTTGCCCCGCCTCCGCCGGCAAAGCAGTCAATAATTAAGTTTTCCATCCTCTTCATCTGCGTTGACTCCTCCTTGCTGCCTGTCTCACAGCTTCCCATTCTCTTCGAAATGAATCCGCCCATGCACCCTTCACTGTAATTCGTTCTGGCCGTTGGCGGATATTCAGCTCCTCTTGTATCATTTCCTGCTTTTTACTATGCATATCTTCCCTGCATAGTATCTCCAGCGCCATTTCCAGATCTTCATCCGTCACTCGCACCAATAATCTCTTATATGACGACGATTCGCCTGCAGAATATAATGGTGTATTTATAACGCGATACGTGGCATCGGTACAATCATTCAGGGATGCCAGACTCTTTGTTCGTCCCATCTGTCTCATTTCTCCTATCTCATTGGTTTTTCCGTTTATCTGCCAGTTTCTTCTCCAGAGCATCATAGTCGTATTCCCGCTCATCAAAGTTATGAAAGCCATTGGCATTCCCTGTGGCAGCCTTCTTTGTTCCTGCCTGCGTTTTCTTCCCGGATTCTTTCTTGATGGGATAAAACCCTTTCCATCCCCGGTTAAACGCCTGCTTACAAATGGCGATACGCTCCGCATCATCTTTTCCCATAGCAGACAGCTCCTGCCGCAGTCCTTCGATCTGCTCCGGCATCAACGGGCTTTTCTGATTGTGATTCCGCATAGAGATGAACAGACGGAAAACCTCCTCCAGCTCTGGATTACTGAAATATATATATGTTTTATTTACTTTACTTTCCTTTAGGGATTTTTCCGCGGAATTATCGGTATTTTTCCCGGATTTATTTTCATTTTTCCCGGAATCATCCTGAAAATGGGTAACTTTAATAAAGGGTTCCGTCTCTTCTTTTTCCAAAAGCCAGTACCCCGATATTTTTATCGGATTCTTTCTTGCCCTTTCTTTGACTGCAAGCTGGAATCGCTTCTGTATTCCGGCAGAGGTCAAAACAGCGTCCGACTGAAAAAGTTTGTTATCAAACAGTGACCGTTCCAATAAGAATGTTAAGACCTGCTTCACCTTATCTGTACTCATGTCAAGATCATGGGACATGACATACCAGAAATCTTCATCTACCTTCAGGTAGTATCCATTTTTATATATCTCACAGAGCAGATAGAGAAAGATCGTGATTCCATCTGCTCCGTATCTTGCTTTCAGGATCCGGATTCTTGTATCCGCCGAAAAAAAATCAACATCCAGAGAAAAATAATCAAGCCCCCTCTTTCTCTGTCTTGCCATGTGAGCTCCTTATATCTCTGAAATTTCTACCTCCACCCGCGCCTCAGCGCCGTACCGTTTCTCCGCGGTGACTGCAATCACCTGCGTATCATCGTGGTACGCCACGCCATTTAAGGCATCCAGGATGGATTTTATTACATTATCAATATCCGGTTTCTTTGCCGGCCGGATATACCCGGCAACCATTTCTGTCGCTTTCTTCTTGCTGGTGCTCTTAGGTACGGGATAATATGCCATGATAGTTACCCGCAGATACTCTTCCGCTCTAAACGGTCTCTCCCCAGTCTGCGAAAACGATATCTTTATCAGATTCTCATAAAGGACCGTCCCCTCCGGCGTATAGGAAAATGTCTGCCCGCCTCTTGTGCGGACGGTCCGGGCACGGGCCTTGCCTTTCGGCGGGCCCGGCACTGTAAATCTCACCGTCCTCATGATCATTTACCCGATAATGGCAATACGATCATGGTCTTTGATATGAACTCTCAGGTATTCCTTGATGGCATTTACCGCGTAATACTTCCACAGGCCGCCGTCTGCCTCTACCAGCTTGAAGATCGGCGCCCCGTCTCTGTCTTCACTGATCCGGAATACAAACTTGCTCTCCGGCTGATCCACCTCTAAAAAGGTACGGTATGGCTGCAGGCGGACCGGATTCGGCACTTCCACATCTGCCTTGCCGGCAATGCCCCGGCTGATGGTCGCTTTCTGGCTGGTACCGTCGTCCCCGTAGTTGGAAACTGTCTTATTCTCCACATTGCCGGCCACAGCCAGGATCAGTTTCGTCTCATCGGTCTGCTGGAAGGCGGTCTGCATGTTAATAACGAAGTCTTCCTGACTATAATACCGGTCAAACTGAAATCCATTCGGATAGGTCTCCACACAGAAGAGCTCTTCCCGCCGTCTCTCTTTGATCAGGCCGGAAAGAAGGCGGACCTTGGTCGGAGACTCCACATGGATGATCATAGACTCCCTGAGCTCCTCGCTGCGCTCCGCCAGGTAGTCCAGAAGGGAAGTCAAGCTGCAGGCGGTCAGTGGAACCGCCATCTCTTCTTTATCGTATCTCTGTAAGTTCTTGGTACAGTAGGTCTTCCCGGCAATCTCCAGGACTTCCGGCTTTGCCATGTCCTCGCCTACGTCCAACAGTAACTGAATTGCATCTCTTAAATTATTTTCCATGAATCGTACCTCCTATTTTGCTTCTCTTAAATTGATCACTTTATTCTCTGCCTTTGGCTCCGTCTCGAAAATTTCTCCGGTAGACGGGTCATATCCTATTGCTGTCTCTCCCTGCGGCTCTGCTTCTGGTTCTTCCAGATTCAGGGATAACTGCCCTGGGATCTGGCTGCCAATTTCCACGCAGTCCACTTCTCCGGTCTTTAAATCTTTTCCCATGCCAAGGGCTGTGACAGCGCCCAGCGCCGGCGCCAGGGTTGTCTTTGTCTGGACGGCCGTGGCGATGAAGTTCCGCTCCTGATTTGGTTTAAAACCAATGGTGACAGTCACTTTTCTTGTCGCTGACGCATCTGTGTTTGGGTCCTGGATATTCTTCGCTACCTCCTCGATCGCCCGGTTTACCTGGGCGGAAAAGGCGCCGTTCGCAAAAGTCTCTAAATTAATGTGCTGCATAAACTCCCTCCTTTAGAAAAACGCCTGCTGGCCGTCTGGTGCTTCCTGCGTCGCCGGCGGCGGCGTTACCACCGGTTCCGGCTGCCGCTGCATCTGCTCCGCATCCACGCGCGGCATTTCCTCATGCTGTTCAATTGGAATCGCAGTATCATCATTTGCCATAATGTAGGCTGCGCCTCCCTCCGCCTCCGTGTAACCATTCTCCTCGGCAGAATACATGCCTCCGAAAGCGGAAGGAAATGCTTCCCGCAGCGCCTGTACCAGTGCGACCTTACGGATCATCGTCGCCGGCTTGGAAGCCCACTGACGGTTCAGGCTACCGTCCTTCTTGCGTCCGGCGTATTCCTCAAAAGAAACCTCGATGGAATACGGATGTCTACGGTCTTTTCTCCAGACTGTGGCATATCCACCCACAATCTCCTCTTCTGGCAGACGGAAGCTTCCGGGCCGCCGGACAATCTCCCCGCATTCCTTGTCATGAACGATAATCCCGGCCTCGTATCCATCATAATTCTCATTGGCTTCTGCACGTTTCATAAACGCTTCCTTACCAACAATCATGGACGCCGGCTCATTGCCGTATTTGATGCAGTATGCCTCTTTCGCCCACGGATTCAGGCCGCTGGCCTTGCAGAGGTTCATGAACATCACAATTTCCTGTGTAGACACTCTTTCTTTGTCCCCACTTACGAGATATTCCCGGACAATCTCCGGCGTCAGGACGATATCAACGCCGCCGGCGCTGTACTGCACCTGCATCTTGTTTTTTGGTGCTGCTTTTCCCTGTAAACTGTTTTTTACTGCCATACTTAAAACTCCTCCTTACTTATGATCTCAACTTTCTCAGCGTTCTTGCTGAGGGTTGAAAGTACCTGGTTTAAATATCCAAACTGGTTCTCATTGGCCGTGATTGCAATGACCACCCGCTTTCTGCGGACTGCCGGCGCTGCCACTGCCGGGGATACCCGTTCTGTCGCTACGGCCGCCGGTTCGTCCATTGGCGCCGGCATAATCTCTGCCGCCGCCGGTTTGCCGGCCTGCTCCACTCTGGCGGCCTCTTCCCGGAGCTTACGCTCCCGCTCTTCAGCCTCTTTCTGCTTCTGTTCCTCAAACAGGGCTTTCTTCCTGGCTGTCTCCTCCAGTTCCTGTTTTTTCGCCATGGCGGCGGAAAGGTCAAAGGTTTTCAGATATTCTTCTTTCATCTCATAGCCGTATGTACTGCTCTCCTTATTGATGACCTTTAAGTCTGCATCCACCTTTGCATAGATGGCGGTAATCTCTTCCTTAATGGATTTCAGCGTCGTGGATGCGTTCAGCCAGGAATCTTTGAAGATCCGCTCCAGCGGCACTGTCCGGTCTAAGTCCCCGATGGCTTCTTTGTAGATCTCCTTTACCTTTTTCAACTTCTCCTGCCGCAGCCCTTCCTCGTAGCCCTTGATCTGGCTGTCGATGTTATCCACGGCCTGCCGGATGATGCTGACCAGTTCTTTCTCTTTTTTCTCAAAATCCTCATATGGGATCATGACCTGCTTTTTGATTTCCTTCCGCTTCGCCTCCAGGGCGGAGATCAGTTTATTGAGCGCTGCCCGATCTTTCTTCGCTTCTTTGATCTGGTCATCGCTGTAAACCAGATTCATGTACTCATTGGACTTCTGGGTGATCTCCGCCTTCAGGTCCTCAAAGTTCCAATCAATACTCTTTAAAAACCCGTCCTCCTGCGGGTTGTAAATCTTTAATTCCATAAATGCCTCCTATATTTCCGGAAGGATCAGTCCCGGCTGCTCCCTAGTCTGGATGCTCCGCCAGAACTTCTCCTCCTCTTCCTTTAAAATCGCAATGTCTTCGGCTACGTCTGCCCGCTCAATGAAGTAATGCCTGGTCACCAATCGGTTTTCCCCGCTCCAGTCACTCTTTAGCTGCGCTTTCAGCACGGCGAAGTCATACTCCGTGACCAACAGGTAATGAAGGACCTGTATGTAATAGTTATCAGGAATCTGGTCCCGCCACTTCTCTCGCTGCATGGACTGCAAGATATTCGTGGTCTTGATCTCGAGAATTCCCCGCCGGCCTTCCTGATCTACCAGCTCACCGTCGAGCGAAGCGTGCGCCCACGGATATTTCTCATTGCGGATGAGGTTGTTCTCGTAATATTCGACCTGATATTCCGGATGATCCAAGGCGAACAAGTCTCGCAGGAGCGGCTCCGCATCATGCCCGTATTTCACATAGGGCTTGTCAGAAATATTTTCCGGCGTAAGAGCTCCGGTCTTCTCCAACCAGAGCTCCTCATTGGTTTTGTAGGGATTCAACCCCAGGACCGCCGATGCGTCAGATCCGCCGATTCCCCAACGGTTATGCAGCCATTCTTCGTTGCTGCCGAACTGATACCGGGTGATTCCCGGTGTGATCTGCTGCTGTCTCATTCCTGATACTTCACCATTCCTTTGATAAATGCATCCCGGACTATCACTCGTTTCGCCGGATTTTTCCCAGCCAGTGCATTCAATGTATTTCCTATTCCTTGGCCTAAAGCATATGCCGTCTCAACAGCATTACCTTTCCCGAAAGATGCAGCTTTCAAGTCTATCGCACCATTATCACCCAGCTTAGTTATCATGATCATTCCAAAATCGCCTTCCACATCAAAGGCTACATCTTCACACTTTAATGTTCCTTTTACCATGTTATTTCCTCCTTTAATCCCTTAATTCCGTCATCATCACAATCGCATTGCCCCGCCAGTACGCCGCATCCCCGGTGATGGGGTCGTTGTGCAACAATACGTCTGCCCAGCTTATGGTCAGCCAGCCGATCAGGGCGAATGCAGCCAGTGTGATGGCTTCACTGAAAAATCTTTTTAATTTCATCTTTTCATTTCTCCTTTGTCGGTGTAAAATGAAATTGTTTAATTGCCTATGTGCCCTACGGGAGTTGCCGCTTCCCGGGCACTTTTTTCATGTTATACTTCCACCGCCGCGCGTACCTGCTGATTGAATCCGCAGATACGCATGATCTCTTCCGGTTCAAAATCCGGCACACATTTCCGCAATACCGGATTACTGAGCATCTTTTCAAATTTCATGTAGTCGATAAAGACATATACATTCGTCAGGGTACCTACAATGGCATATTTGTTATACCTGCCCTTTTCCATTTCCGTCTCAATGCCGCGCCGCTTCCGCTGGACAGTGCGCTTTGACATATTAAATTCTGTGGCAAGTTGCTGATCGGACATGTAGGCAAATCCCCTGATCTGCTCTATGATATGTAATGGTCTTTCTGCCATCTAAGAATCACCTCCCTTCCTGCTCTTCTGTTTGAAATAGATAATCTAATGATTTATCTGGAAAAAAACTATTTTTAATTTTGACGCATTCTTTCAGCGACAAAGTCCCTTTCCCATTCAATTTAAGAGATAATGTTGTTGGAGTAATCTCAAGTACTTTTGCCAACTCTGCTCTTTTAGTTTTCGTCCTTGCCAATTCTGCCTCCAAATTAGGAAACAATTTTTACTCACCTCCTTACGTTTCACGATTTTTCGTGATTACATTTGCAGTATATTATGAATTTTCGTGATTGTCAATACCTTTTTCTCGAATTTTAGAGATTATTATTTTGTATTTCACATTTTTATATTGATTTTTCGAGATTATAATGATATTATCGTTTTATACTGATAGAGGGGAGGTAATATTTGAATGAATGAACTTGAATCTCAATTGAGGCAAATGATTATAAATAAATATGGTAGCCTGAAAAAATTTTCAGATACAATAAATATGCCTTGGACTACTCTTGACAGTATTCTAAAAAGAGGAATTGCCAATTCCAATATTACTAATGTATTAAAAATCACTCGTGAATTAGGGTTGGATGCTGAAAAATTAGTTGATGGCGAATTATTCCAAAATGTCTCATCAACCACTACTCTCGCCGCCCATTTTGACGGTGATGAATATACGGAGGAGGAACTGGAAGAAATTCGCCAGTTTGCCGAATTTGTAAAGAACAGAAAGAAGCAGAAATAATTTTTAATATACTAGAGTGGGAGGAGATACATTTGAACGCGTACGAACGTTTAGAGAACGAAGCCTGCATGGACGGTATAGATGTAATAGATTGCAACTTTAGCAGTGATAACATTAAGGGTTTATATTGTGATGGGGTGATTGGCATAAACAAGAGTATAAAGAACACGACAGAAAAAACCTGTATATTGGCAGAGGAGCTGGGACATCACCACACAAGTGCAGGAAATATTATAGATCAAACCAAAACAGATAATGTAAAGCAGGAGCAGCGCGCTCGGATGTGGGCATACAATAAGCAGATCGGGCTATATGGCATCATCAACGCATATAAACGCGGCTGCCGGAACATCCATGAAATGGCAGATTATCTGGATATTACAGAGGGATTTCTACGAGATGCACTCGAAGCTTACCGGCTAAAATATGGGCAATGCGTGGATATTGATAATTACACCATATATTTTGAGCCATATTTGATGGTCGCTGATTTTGATTCATATGATAGTAGGAAATAAAAAAATTTTACGTATAAGGTTTATAAAAAACATGATTTTGCAGTTTTTTAAATCAATATATAATCCGTTTTATCGGTTTATATAAATATATTTTTAATACAAAGGAGAGATTGTTATGAGAAAAACTATTGTAAGTATTGGATTAATTGCAGCTATGAGTATTTGCTTTACTGCATGTGGAGGTGATACCAATGCCCCGGTATCTGAGGAAGCTGCTGCCACTGTTGCTATGACCGAACCTACTACCGAAATGGCCACAGAAGAAACTACAACAGAAGCCATTGAAGATACATCTTCTATGGGCATGGGAGATTATTATGAATATCTAGGTGCAGAAAACGATATGATACCTTACACCATAAGCCCTTTAGCAAAAGATTTTATAAATGAAAACCCTGATTTATTTCCATGTGCGGATAAAGAAATTGCTGAAGAATATACAGATTCAAGCATTGATTTTAAAATGATTAACAAAAATCAGGACAAGTACGGAGACAAACTGATATGCATTAGTGAAGCTTATGTTATCGGAATTAACGAAACTAATTTTGATGACGGTAGTAGTTTAACAGAAGTACAAGCAACGGATTTGGACGGAAATTATTACTATGTTATTTATAATGATGTACTTGATGATATTTATCAGGACGATACGGTTGAAATATACGGAGCTCCGATAGGCATGACCAGCTTTGAAAACGTAAGCGGAGGAACGACCATTTCTTGTGTTATTGCAGGTAGTTATGTAGGTAAACTTTGAAATTAGCTAACTACAAAACCTGGGAAAAGTTATAATTTCTATGTTAGGAAAAGAAAAGACTGGGAAGAATCCATAAAAAACCTTCTTAAATAGTCGCTAAATATAATATTGTGATTCGCTATGTATAGATTCATACAAGATAAATAGCTACTCAATCAGGAGAGCCTGTTACGGTAAGCTCAATGACGAAGCTGTTTAAATATCGAACAGCCGGAGTTCGGGAATATTGGATTGTAGATCCTCAAAAAAGAACTGATTCAATTATATTCATTTGAAGGCGAAAAAGATTTCTTTTCTTTCTCATTTAACGACACAATTACATCAAAAATCTTCTAGGATTTATCTATCTGCATTGAAGATTTGCTGAAATAAAAAACTCCGCCCCTGCGCCAACAGGAGCGGAAACCGTTACATATCCGAAGATGATGCAACCAAAAATACCAATGATATTGTATCATCTCCGGAGCAGCCACGCAAGCGGAACATCTGTTTCTCGCTGGCTGTTATTTTTATACTCATTTTTAAGGAAGGATGGTGCATATGTGGGTCGAAGAACTGAAAAACGGTAAGTATAAATTCGTGGAGCGCTACGAAGACTATCTGACCGGCAAAACCAGAAAGGCTTCCGTGACATTAAACAAGAACACTGCTGCTACTCGTAAGCAAGCGCAGGCAGCCATCACCGCAAAGATTGAGAAAGCATTAAAGAAAGATTATGCTCCAGCAAAAGATATCACCATGAAGGACCTGGTAGAAGAATACCGCAAAAGCCAGGCGCTGACTGTAAAAAAGTCCACATACAAGAGAAACTATCACGCCTGCAACACATTGATGAAGATTCTCGGGGAAAATGTTCTGGTCAACCGGTTGAGTGCTCGATATGTGCATGATTCTTTCCTTGCAACGAGAAAAGAAGGTGGTACTCTAAATGAGCATCTGACGCGCTTCCGCGCTTTAATCCATTGGGGATATAAAAATGAACTGATTCAAGATATCTCTTTTTTGGATAAGATTGAACTTTTCCCCGATAAGCCCCATCGTGAAAAAATTCAGGATAAATTTCTGGAAGCCTCGGAAGCCAATCTTTTGTTAGATTATATGACAGTAGATAAATGGAAAAAGCTTACGAAATTTCTGATTCTGTCCGGCCTCCGCTTCGGCGAGGCGGCTGCTCTCGAGATCTCCGATCTGGATCTTAAAGAACGGATCATCCGGGTGAGTAAGACTTACGACTATAATAACAATGTGACCACTCCCCCGAAAACTTTCTCATCTGTCCGAGATGTTTATATACAAGATGAAATGCTGGATCTGTGCCAGTTCATTCGGTATGATGCCCTCTGTCAACGCATGGTAACAGGATGTAATTTACTTTTTCAGGATAATGGCACTCATGTGAATTACTTTTCTTTTAACGCCTATATAAGGGAAAATTCTATGAAGTGCCTGGGTAGATTCATTACCCCGCATGTGCTGCGGCACACGCACGCCAGCTTGATGATTGAACAGGGGTTATCTCTCGACATCATTGCACGACGCCTGGGGCATGAGGACAGTGAAATCACCAGAAAAATCTATATTCATATTACGGAACGACTGAAAGAAAAAGAAAATCAGATTATAGCCGGAATAAAGATTTTATAA